ACAAAGCTGCTCACTTGTGACATGGGTGAGCTAGTTCCGATCGGTCTGACAGAGGTACTGCCTGGTGATACAGTCCAACAAGCTACGTCCGCACTCATTCGTTGCGCGCCGCTCATGGCGCCGATCATGCACCCCGTCAGGGTTGCAATCCACCACTGGTTCGTCCCCCACCGTCTCGTCTGGGAGGACTTTCAGGACTTCATTACGGGAGGTCCCGATGGTCTCAATGCTTCTGTCTTCCCTACTATCGACATGGGTGGTAGTGGAGCTGCTGTCGGTTCTCTCGCTGATTATCTGGGTGTTCCTACAGGTGTGGCCGGGCTAGACGCTTCGGCCTTACCGTTCCGAGCGTATGCGATGATCTGGAATGAATACTATCGAGATCAGGACCTTCAAACGGAGCTAACTATTGACCTCACATCGGGTCCGGATACGACAACGGCAACTGCTCTCCAAAACGCTGACTGGGAAAAGGACTATTTTACTTCATCGCGACCCTGGGAGCAAAAAGGCCCGGCTATCACTATACCGCTGGGTACGGCTGCGCCTGTCAAAAACGTCGGCTGGGGTTCTGTTACGACATTTCGAGGAGCGGGCGATACAATCCGAACTGTTGGCGGCGCTTCCGAAGCTACAGTCACAACTCCTGGCTCTCGTTGGTCAATCCCTCAGGCAAACTCTCAAGTCTCGATAAAGGAGGATCCAAACAACGTCGGTTACCCGCTCCCTTACGCTGATCTCTCGTCGGCCTCGGCGATTACCATCAACGCTCTGCGGGAAGCGATGGCTCTTCAACGCTACGCGGAGGCGCGCGCTCGCTATGGCTCCCGTTACACTGAGTATCTACGTTATCTTGGAGTCCGGTCCTCCGATGCTCGTCTTCAACGCCCCGAATATCTTGGCGGAGGTCGCGAAACCATTCAATTTTCCGAAGTCCTCCAAACGGCCGAAGGTAGCTCTGGTGGTGTCGGGTCCCTCTACGGGCACGGTATTGCTGGAATGCGATCTAACCGCTATCGTAAGTTCTTTGAAGAACACGGATATATCATCAGCCTCTTGACAGCCCGTCCGAAAACGATCTATTCTCAGGGGTTATTCCGTCACTTCAACCGGCGAGTTAAGGAGGATTTCTGGCAACAGGAACTCCAACACATCGGGCAACAGGAAGTGCTGAACAAGGAGGTCTATGCTCCCCATGCTTCCCCCGACGGAGTCTTCGGCTTCCAAGATCGATACGACGAATACAGACGCTCCGAAAGTCTCATCTCCGGAGAGTTCCGCACCACGACACTCGATCACTGGCACATGGCCCGCATTTTTGCGTCTACTCCTGCGCTCAATGCTAGCTTTGTTAGCTCAGTCCCGACGAAACGGATATTTGCTTCAGAAGCTACTGACGGCTTGTATATTAATGCTAAGCATTCTATCCAGGCTCGTCGCATGGTTGCAGCAGTGGGGCGGTCCTTCATCTACTAACAACTGCCCCTGACTTAAGGGAGGAGCCTCTGATAGAAGGCTATCTTCAGCCTTCTATCTGAGGCTCCTCCCGAGGCCACACACTAGGAGGTAATATGGATCACTTAAACCCCGAAAGAGAAGTCTCGGTACAGGAAAACTATCTGGATGAGTACGGGCGTGAGAAACCCAACCCCGTCCCTTTGCAGCCTGCCGTCGGGTACAAGCGTCAGCCGACTATCGCTGAGCAGATGCGGATGATGATCAGACAAGCGTCAGTAGAAGCAGCAATGGCCGGTGCTGAAAGTGAAGAAGAGGCCAACGACTTCGATGTCGAAGAAGATATGGAACCAAACTCGCCCTGGGAGAACGATTTCGAGCCTGACCCAGCTCTCGATAGCATGCTTGCGCTAGCCTCGCGACCGCCGGAAGAGAGGACCCCTCGGCAGGAGCCGAAGGCTCCTGTTGAGGGGTCCTCTCCCCCTTCCCCTTCCCCTTCTGGCAACGCTCTCGGCGCGGGGTCATGATCCCTCGGAGCCGGCCCCCCCTTACAAAGCGCGCCAGCGCGGGGGGGCCGACTTCGAGGGTCATGATCCCTTGGTGAGGCCCCCTTACTTCCTGGTTCCGCGCCCTCTACGCGCGGCCCCAGGTCTCTCATCCCCCCGGGATGAACCCAGATCTACAGTGCATTCCTTGATATGCACTGTGTTAGGTGACAGGAACGGACATGGCCAAATCCAAATCAAACACAATCGGGCAGCGCGATTTCTCAACTCAATCGCTAGCTTCGCTGCTGCACTATTCCTTACGGCCAGCTCCGCTCCTGATACCTCTACCCTTCAACCCCCAGCCTCAGCAGGTGCTTCCCTATGCAGGTGATCGACGCCAATTCAACCCCTCCCGAACTACGGCTCCTCCGCGTGCCGTTCAGCGAGGGGACGCACGTATTGTTAGTGGCCGGAACTTTAACGCTGTTCAGTTTTCGATACCTCAACGAGTCGGAATATGTGCTCGTCGATCAATTCGTAAAGAAGTGCTCTTCGCTCTTAAAAGAACTCGAAGAGGCTCTGGAAGCTCCAAACACTACAACTTCTGGTCTCGGGTGAGCTGCAAATGATGCCCGCTCTTATCTCCGCCGGAGCCAATTTACTCGGCGGCTTCATGGGGTCTAAGGATAAGTCCAAGGACATCAAAATGCAGAAGGAGTTCGCACAGCATGGTATCCGCTGGAAAGTGGAGGACGCGAAAGCTGCCGGAATCCACCCTCTTGCCGCTCTCGGCGCGCAAACAACGTCCTATGCCCCTGTCTCCGTCGGCGGTTCCTCCATGGCCACAGGACTCGCATCCGCCGGCCAGGACATCGCTCGCGCGGTCGACTCGACGCGAACTACTGGCGAACGCCTGGATGCGTATCAGAAGACTATCCAAGATTTGAATATCCGCCGGATGGGTCTGGAAAATGATCTACTCTCGTCACAGATTGCCAAAATCCATCAAGCAGGAACTCCACCGGCAATGCCGTCTATCGCGGAACGCCACATGGTCGAGGGACAAGGCAATTCACCGCTCGTTTCTTCAAACCCTCAACAACGAACTATGTCAGCTCCCGAGGCGGGTTCGCAGGAACCCGGCGCAATTACGGACGTGGGCTACGCTCGCACGCCTACAGGCTGGGCTCCTGTTATGTCGAAAGATGTCAAAGACCGGCTCGAAGAAGACCTCATCGGCATGCTCGCCTGGAATCTCAGAAACCGCCTTGCCCCCACTCTTAACCCTCATGGGGGTAACCCCCCTGCAGGATCAAACGACGCCTGGGTTTACAGCCCTTCCAAACAGGAATACGTTAAGGTGCCCCGCAGCCGCGGGCGCTACGGCTTTTCACGTTGGTATCAATGAAAGGATGCTACATGCGCTTCCGTCGTAAACGTCGTTTCTCGTCTCGTCCTCGCCGCCGTCGTTTCAAATCATCCCGCCGGCGGGTTGGCCCGTCGCGGATAGGCACTAGGATGTAATGTTGCTCTGCCGAAATCCTTACGTCGCTTCGGGGGGTGTTGCCTACGGATGTGGGCAATGCCTCCCTTGTCGTATTAATCGCCGCCGTATGTGGACTCACCGGATAATGCTCGAAGCCACGCAACACGGCTCAAACAGCTTCTGGACGCTCACTTACAACGACGATAATATCCCCATTAACTCGAACGGATTACAAACTCTTTCGCCAAAGGACTTGACGGACTTCTTGAAGCGCCTTAGACTCGATTATTATCCATCGAAACTGAGGTACTTTAATGTCGGAGAATACGGAAGCCAAACAGAGCGTCCACATTACCACCTTGCGCTCTTTAATTTCCCCTCGTGTAGTCGCGGAGTTACTAAGCTTAACAGACGAGGAGATTGTTGCGGAGTTTGCGATCGTGTCCGCGACTTATGGGGTAAAGGAATCGTATACGCGGGCCAATTGGAGGACTCTAGCGCAGCGTATATCGCGGGCTACGTCACAAAGAAAATGACCGGAAAGGATGACCCTCGGCTATGTGGACGCCACCCCGAATTTGCTCGGATGAGCTTGAAGCCTGGGATTGGTGCTGGGTTTATGCCGGAGGTTGCTTCCGCTCTTCTATCCCACAACTTAGACACTCTGACAGATGTGCCCACATCTTTAGCA